AAATATTAGATTTTTAATAAGTAAATATAGTATCTATGCTTTTTTGTTCTCATTCCTATTTTTAGTAGAACGTTTTATTTTGTTACAATTTTTTAATTTGAAAGCAATAGTTTTATTTAATAAAATATATCTATATGAAATTGTTTTAGCTATTGTAAATATTATTGTCTTATGTAAATGCGTTAAAATTTCTGATATAGAATAAATTATTTTATTTCTAGCTCATCTTTTGAATCGTTAATTTTTGATTCAATTTCTTTCATTTTTTCATCATGCTCATTGGAGGTTTTCTTAATATCAGCTAGTTTTTTAAGAAGACCATCTGATTTGATATCTATTTTAAAATCAAATAATTTAGATAACTTTAATTCTAAATTAACATGTGCCCCATTTATAAATAAAGATATTGAAGATAGTATTATAAAAAATGAAGCGGCATGTGTAATAAATTCAACAGGACCAGGAGAGTTAAAAGATGCTTTAAACTTTAAATCATCTTTGTTGATGGTTTCACCTGTGATATCTGTTAAGATATCGGCTAACTCGAAATAGCAAGCTAAGAATTTATTAAATTCATAAGCTGATACGTTATCCTTTTTATTTATTCGTAAAGTAGAATGAAATTCTCCATTTCTATAGTAGTTAGGAAATAAAGTTCTATTAATATAATTAGAATAATTATTTGCACTCACTACAGCACCATGGGAGTAGATTATAGGAATAATTAATGGATCAATTTGATGTCGTCTTAATGGAGAAGGGGTAATCCATTCCACATCACGTCGTTTAAGGAAATCAATTTCAGAATCATCAAATGCCATATCCATTTTATCTTCGTCTGTTATTTCATATAAATAAGCATCACTTGTAATTCTTCCAAATGCAATACGTTCACAATTACTGCTTGGAATTAAAACAATATCATTTATTTTTATTTCGTTTACGAAATTTTTAATTTGTGCAGCAACAGATCCGGGGCGAGATTCATCTTCGTTATATGCACGAGCTATTTCCAGTTTTAAGTCATCTTGTTTTGTATTTCGAATATGCTCAATGTTATTAAATTTATCCCAACCTATTGCAACGTAATTTCCAAAATAAAAATCTTGAAATTTATCACCACTATTTGTTCTAATAAACCAGTAGTTTACATCATTTTCTATAACGGGAATATTTAATTCTTCTAGAATATTAATGATATCTTGCTGTTCTTGAGTCATTATTTTCCTCCTTTTGTGTATTGAGATTTTCAAAGTTCTATTGTTGTGATGTCGCAATGTTCCGTCCAGTTGGTAGCTGGGCGGTTTTTTTTTGTTATTTATAGGCTTTATTTGCTCCGTATTTAGCTTGACTATTGGTAAATCCTTCGTATTCCAATTGTTTTATGAGACCAGATTTTGAAAAAGATTGACTTTCTAAATAAGATGTTGCTTTTTTGTAAGCCTGATCTTTCCAATTAGCGTTGCAATTATTTGCAGCATATTTGGCTTCTTTAGTTGTAAATCCCTCATATTTAAGCTGTTTTATTAATCCAGACTTAGAAAATGCATTATAATCAAGATAGTCGAAAGCTTTATTTAGAGCATTTTCTTCTCCCGTTGTAGGTTCGTAAACCTCTGTAGTTTTTTCTGTAGTTGCTTCAGTTGTAACCTCTGTGGTTGTTGGTTCTTCTGTAGTTGCTTCAGTTGTATCATAAGCAGATGTGATTTCTATGGATTCAAAGATCTTATCAAACTCCGAAGAATAATCATTTTCAGGCAAGCTCATTGCACAAACTACAAAATATCCGTTTTTTACAGGAAATACGAGCATTTCATTTTTATAAGTTTTTCCATCAATAGATTTATTATAATATAACTTCTCTACATCAATACTATTTACTTGTGCATATTCGCCTTTTAAATCATCTTTATAATCTTGAGATTTTTTAATACTATCCTTTACCTTTTCAACATTTTTAGAATCCAGTACATTACCATTGAATTTATGATAAACTACACTCAATAATCCATCATTATCTCCGAGCTCATTCTTATAATAAAGGGATGTATCATCTGAGTTGGAATCGACAGCGATCCATGATTTTGGAATTTTATATTTTATCCCGTATGAACTTTCTGTTTGCTCGAAATCTTTATATGGATCATCAGCTGTATTATCCTTTTTTGATTCACAAGCAATTAAAAAAATACAAATTAGTGATAATATTACCCCTAATGCTATAAATCTTTTTTTCATAAATTTTCCTCCTGATATAAAAATATGTTATAATCAATTTGTATAGTTTACATATTTTGTACACTAGAGGTAGCGGTGGCTTATTGCAGTAGGTCATCGCTATTTTAATCTTAGTTTAATCAACTCTTCATTATAGCCGAGTGCGTGCGCGATCTGTCCAGTGGTGTATTCCTGGTACTCTAAAAATATATCGTCCGGCACAAGAAGTTCCATAGCAAATAGATCAGCTTCTTTCTCATACTTTGTTGTATTAAATCCAGTGTATGTATCCATGAATAGAGCATTAGCTTTTTTATGTAGTAACATATGTCCTAATTCATGAGCACAGACAAGAATCTGTTCATGTTCTGGAAGAGAATCATCAATATAAATAATGTTATTTCTTTGGAAGTATTGATAGAATCCCCTAACACCTTTGAGTGGTACAGGCACAAGGATAACATTTAGCCCTTTGATGATCTCAAAGGGATTTCTTGTTTTATGTTTCTTGACAAGCGAATTTACAATCTTTTTTATGTCCATTCACATCAGTCCTTTTTATATTTTTTAGGTGTGTATTTTTCCTTGTTCTTTTTCTTAGCCATCTCCATACCAATTTCCATTGCGTTTAGAATAGACTCGATTGCTTCAGGAGAAGCAGGATCACCATCAAACATTAATCCTTCTTGGGATAATAATTCAGCCTTGGTAGAACTTATAATATCTAAAATATCGCGTTTATCTTTCTGCGATAAAGTTTCATCCGATAGAGAATCAGTTCTTTCCATAGGTACATCATACCCCATTAACCATGCTTCAGATATATTGAATTTTTCTGCAATTTGAGATAGTCTATTCTGCCTCGGGCTTCTTTCACCACTTAAATACATTGACATAGATGACTTTGGAATACCAGTACGTTGACATAGGTCGACTTGGTTAATATTTTTTATATCCATTAACTCTTGAAGCCTTGTGCTTGTGTCTTTTTTCAAATGAACACCTTCTTTCTTATATGTACTATACTCGGATTATAACATTAAAAGTTCACATTTACAATGAACATTTGAAAAAAAGTTCCGAAAATGTGAAAAAAAGAATTGACAAGTGTAAATGATGTGTTATACTAGATATAGGTTCACAAAAACGGAACAAAAGAAAGAAGGTGATTAACTTGTTCGCAGAGCCTAAGTATGATTATTCAAAATTACGCGGACGAATTAAAGAAAAATGTGGAACAGAAGGCACATTTGCGAGAGAGATAAGACGATCACATAACTATTTGACAAACGTTTTTCAGGGAAAGTCTTATTTTTCGCAGAAGGACATTGATCGGGGATCAGAAGTTCTTGGTATTATTCCTAATGAGATAGGAGTATATTTTTTTACAAAAGAAGTTCACAAAAACGAAACTAAATAACAAGGAGGTGAGAAAGACGAAATATATAAACATTACAAGATTTGTTGCAATAGCATTTTTTACATTAGAAGCATTATTAAAAATATATGCTTACAGAAAATTAAAGAAAGAAGATCCATACAGTGAAATGAAGAAGGAACTTCTTTTACAGAAAGTAATGATAGATATTCTTGCAGTTGCAGTGATCTTAGAAAGAACAGCTATTTATATCTGTATTTAGGAGATAGGCAAAATAAGAAGTAATAAAATTAGTTGCCCAAACTGCAAACAAGAAAATGAAGAAGATTCAAATTTCTGTGCAAATTGTGGCGAGAAGCTAAAAGATGTGTGTAGCTGTCGGGTAATAAAAAAGGACAGCTATTCTTGCGGAGAGAAAAGCTGTCCGGGATATAAGTTTTTTAAAGCGGTATAGAAAAATAAAGGAGTTAAAACATGCAAGTAATAACAACAATACTATCAGCAACAGCATTAATCGTTAATCTCTGTACACTCTTCTACATTAGAAAAATGTACAAGGAATGATTGATGTTTCTTGAAATGGTGAATGCGGTTAACGGAAGTGATCTTAATCGCAAGTGTGGGATAGATTTCATCGAAATAATATCCAAACTCTTCCGAAGAACAAGGATATAGAATATCTCCAGCACTTAAATGATTAGAATACAGATCGTCCGAAATGATATCTGCAATCGGAGTTCTCAAAGGACCGGCATATGTATATGTTTGCTCAGGTTCGTAATCCACAGGATGTACGATTTCACCAGATGGGAGAGAAAATTCAATAGAATCCAAAGTTATTGGTATAGGCGATAAGTTATTAAGTGAGAACCAAAAGATCGCAGGTCCAGATACTTGTGTATATACAGTACCTGCAGTAACAGTAAGTTTTCGACGATTACATTTCTTAGTGTAATAGATGCTATAAATAGCAGCTATTAATGCAAGAAGAGCAATCCAAAAGTTTAATAAGTCAAGATTTAGGGTTTTAAACATAATATTCCTCCTTTTTAAGAAATTATAACATATAACAATTAAATACAATAGATGGCTTAATCCTCTGTCCGATACATTTTATCTTCCTTTAAAAAACGCCCCTATAGTTGATTAATTAAAAATAACAAATCATCGGGCAGAGAGTTAAGCCATCTGAAGAAAGGAGAGTGAAAGACATGAGTAGAAGACAAGATCTAAGAATCTTGGCAGCATATGCAAATGCACCAGAGCAGTTTCCAGAAGGGAATGTACCAATAGCATATGCGGCAGAGAAGATGGGGAAAGATGCTTGCTTCATAAGGGCAGGCATTGAAGCTGGATGGCTTCCAATCGGATACGCATTTAGAAAAACTGGAAAGAGCAGGACGAACTATTACATCAGTCCAAAGCTGTTCTGGGAAGTCACAGGGATCTTATGGAGACCAGAGAAAGGAGCATAAATATGCACACAGAGACAAAAGCCATGATCTGCACAGCAGCAGTGCTGATCGCATGTGGAATCTTTAAAGAATTAGCAGCAGTGTGTTTAATCACGGCGGTAGCGTTTGAGGAAGGAGTGAAGAGGTTTGATAAATGAGAAAGAAATTCTGAAAGAGCTTGATGAACGAATTGAGTTTCAAGGAATAATCGTTGAACATTCATATACTGGCAATAGATCAGGAAATGCAGCGTATGAACAAGGGAGATTTGATGAAATAAAAGCACTTAGGGATTTTATAAAAACAAAAAGTGCCCAGGAAGCGGCAACTTCCAAAGGCACAGACATAAATAGTCTAACACAAGAAACAGTATATCATAAAAAGTCAGGAATGTCAGAAGAATTTTTAATTAACTGTGATACGAAAATAATAGAAGCAGGATTGTGTCTGGCACTTGGGCATAATGAAACAGGAGAAAAGAAACTGATAGAAGGCAGTCGCATGATACTAAAAAGAGTTATAGACAGCGTGACTCCAATGACAAATCATATGGTTCCGCATATGATCGCGGCACTAAGATATGTAGCAGACGCCCTGGAAGAAGAATCGGATGACAATACAAAAAAGGTAGTAGCAATAGCAGAAAAGATGATAAAAGCGTTAGAAATAGACTTTGGAAAGGAAGAAGTCAATGAGACTAACAATGAAGAATCATAGCAGCAATACATACAGAGCATCTCTGATCAGACAGGATAATAACTGTCTGGTTGGGGATGTAGTAAATAAATTAGGCAGATATGAAGATATTTGCGAAGATTTACAGGAACTTGAAAAGATAGTAAAAGAACATAAAAAAAGAACTCACAAACTAAAGTGAGTTCTGATTTTTATCTCTCTATCAGAGAAAATTACTTCATTAATATTATATCAAGTTCTCCGTACAAAGGCAAGAAAAATAGCGGTTGAAATACCGCTGTTTAGACTTGCTAAAGGTATTAAATCTGAGACAAAAGGAGAATGACATGCCATACATAGAAAAGATAGTAATAGCAGGGAGAACAATAGAGATCCAAAGATATTACAGTCATAGAATACATCCAAAGGGATGTAAGAGACAGAAGAAACAGAAAAAGACAACAGAATCACAGAAAAGGATTAATGTCAGAAAAGCGATAGATAAATTAAGGTGGTTGCTGAATGAAAATTTCACAGGTGGGGATATGCACATTCGTTTATCTTATGCAGGTACAAAGCCTGATTATGATCAAATGAAAGAGGATAAAGCGAAATTCCTAAGAAAGCTTCGAGCAGAGTTTAAAAAGCAGGAGAAAGAATTAAAATTTGTCCATGTGTTCGAGATTGGAAAAAGAGGCGCCAGACATCATCATTTAGTAATCAATTCAATAGACAGTAAAACATTGAGGAAATGTTGGCCACATGGGAGTGTCTATGTGAGCTTGTTAGATGATACTGGCCAATATGGGAAGCTGGCATCTTATCTGATCAAAGAAGTAACAGAAAAAGGAGAAAAACTACCGAGAAGATATTCTCCATCAAAGAATCTGAAGATTCCAGTAGCAAAGAAAAGAATAATCCTCGAACGAAAATTTTTTAAAAGAGATCCAAGACCCAAGAAAGGATATTACATTGACCAGCAAAGTATATTTTCAGGATTCACGGCCGATGGGTATCAGTTTTTAAAATATATTCAAGTGAAAATATTGAATCAGTGGAGGAAAGAATGAAACAGATAGACATTTACATATACACAGTGTCACACAGCAGAGGAAAAGGACCAGCGGTGTTTAAAGCAGTGTTGGAGTTTATAAAAGCAGATGGAAAACCATATACGTTAGATGTAAATGGTGGGGATATGGAGACAACAATCAACAGAATCACGATTAAGGCAGCAGTAACAGCACTAAGAAGAATAAAACTCAATCAACCTTATGAAATAAGAATTCATGCGGATTGCGACTACTTTGAACGTATGTTAAAAGCAGCAAGAGTATATGCCGAACATGACTGGAAAACAAAAGCCGGGAAAGAGATCGCTAACGCGGATCTGTGGAAAGAAGTTTATATATTCAAGAAGACAAATCATGTAACAGCTGATAGTGATCTGTTAGAGCGTTATGAATGTAAAGATGAACTGGAGGATAAATTAAAGCTATGGAAATATATGAGTTAGAAGCGTTTTTGGGTGAAATCAAAGATGATGAAAAAGTTGGGATTATGGAGAAGCATCACATTGTATTCAGAAGCCAGGGCGGATGTGATTTTTATTATAACATTATTGAACTTCCAACAGGTCTACATAAAGGGCGGAGAGGTCCGCATATGTGCAGAGAAACCGATGTATTTCTGAAAAGAGGTGTCCAGAAAGCATTATTTGATGAATTAGGAACAGAAAGAAAGACTGCGGAAGAAATCGTGCACTTGTGCTGTCCGATGAATCGAAGAAGCGAGAAGAAATTATATAAACGTCTGGAAAGTGCAAAAAACTATGGTGGCAAATACGAGCCAGAGGATGCAGTACGTGCGATCATGGGCGGTAAATTGTATTAGGAGGTGTGATCATGTTTGACATATATGGAGAGATGGAGACAGCAGAAGAGATCAACGATGTGGCTAGAAGCCTAAAGGAAGAAGGAGAAAGAGAAAATCTGGACAAGTTATGTGCTGAAAATGGCATAGATGCTGAATTGGCGCAGATGTTTTGGAATGGAGAGATTGATTTTGTCACTGATCAGCTAATGGCAGCAGTCGGAAAGCTGGACATGGAAGTAAAAAAGGAAAAGGGACAGAATGGATATTTAGAATCCATTGCCAATTTCTTAAAAGTTGAAGCAGAGAAAGATCAAGATTTAGCGATCGCCATCCGAAAAAAAGGAAAGAAGTTAACAGATGCATACAAGGCAGCAGAGAATGAAGCAAGAAAGATGAAAAAATCTGGAAGCAATTGTGTAGCTATGAGAGATAAAGACGTGTTTGAGATTGTTGGAAAATATTACAAAGAAGGTGCCAGAGCATGAGAAAGAAAGCAATAGAAAAAATTCCATTTGGAAAAGAGAAAATTCACAGACTGGATGATTGTTTCATGATCGATGGAAAGCTGATCGACAGAAAAACAAATAACATCAATGTCAGAATTTGTTTAAGAGAAAATGAATTTGCAAATTATGTTGAAGGTGCTGGATGGAATAAAAAGAGGTTAAATAACTGGGTATCTAATAATGTATTCAGAGCAAGTTTTGAATTAAGTACAAAAGAACGCAAAGAACTAGCAGAGTTTTATGAGAAAACAAAACCAGAATGGGAATGTATAAGAGATCCAGGGCAGCAGATTGAACACTATCAAGATCGAATTTGCGGAAAGAAAGCAGAAAGACGTGAGCAAAAAAGAAACGAGAAAATAAAAGAACATCTTGCAGAAATCAGACCATATACGGATCAAATGAGTTTGTGGGCATCGAATCAAATGGAGTCATATTTGTTTTATAAATATTCAACAGGGTACTGTGGATATTGTGGAAAAACTGCAAAATTTGACCGAAAAAAAATAAAAATAACACATAACATGAAAGGCACTTGTCCGAATTGTAAAAAGAAGATCGTATTCAAGGCAGCAGGCAGACAGCCCAAGATTGAAGAAAGAATGCGAGTTGTAAGATTCCAAAAAACAAAGTTTGGAATTGCAGCGATCGAAAGTATAGTAATAAAAGGATCATATGCAGAAAATCAAGAAAAAACAAAGACTATAGATTATTACATATGGTTTATCGAAGAAGAATATGAGTTATATAACAATGTTACTTACACAGGACACGAATGGCGTGATGCAAATTACGGAGTACAACATGGAGAAGCAAGGATCTATACAAGAAATATCAAACAGGTAATTAAAGGAACGTGTTTAGAATATAGTGGGATTGATATTGTAGCATCTTGGAAGGGGAAACGAGAGAGATATCAAATGATCGTTGAAAATTACAGGAAGAATCCAGAAATGGAACTTTTGATCAAGGCAAACATGAGAAAATTAACACGGCAGGCATGGTGGTATGAAGGATATTTATACAAAGGAACAAAATTACATGAGGTTTTAGGACTTACAAAGTCTAACATGAGAAAAGCAAGAGACTATGACTTTGGGATAAATGAAATCAGAGTAATGCGAAATGATCCGAATGGAAAACTGTCAAATGATGAGATTGTTGCTTTATCCAATGCAGGAAATTATATCGAAGGACTCAAACTATACACAACGATTACTAAAATAGCCAATTATACACAAAAAGGACATGATGCAGGGACATGGTGGGATTATCTAAGAATGGCTGAAGAATTAGGTTATAACATGAAAGATAAGGCGGTGTTATTTCCGAGAGAACTTGAAGACAAGCACGATGATTTAGCAGAAATGATCAAAGTAAAGCACGATAACGAAAAAGAGCAGCAGTACAAGAAACGCATTCCAGGAATGAAGGAATTGTACAACTATGAAACGAAAAAATATAAGATCATAGTCCCTGAAAATCTGAAGGCAATCGTAGAGGAAGGAAAGAACTTGCATCATTGCGTGGGATCCTATGTAAAAAGCGTTATGAATGGCGAAACAGATATCCTGTTTATCCGAAAGAAAGGAGAAGAAGATCAATCTTATTACACAATGGAAGTTAAAAACATGGAGATCGCGCAATATCGCGGAGCATATAACAACAGACATAATAACCCAGTACCAGAGGAAATACACCAATTTGTAAAAGGATTCAAGAAAGTAATTGAGAGAAGAGCAAGAAAGAAGGCAGCGTAATGGAAGAATATCATCAGATCACACTAAACGAATATATCAGTATCAAAGAGGACATCAAAAGAAGACTTAACCACCTGGCGGAGAGCTTTGTAGCGATTGGCTATAGATTAAAGCAGATCAGAGACACAGAGGCATACAGACAGGATGGATATAATACAATCTTTGAATTTGCAGAAAAAGAACTTGGATTAACAAAATCTCCAACAAGCCGATTCATGGCGATCAATGATAAATACAGCGTTGGTGGGAATAGTCTGGAATTAAGAGAAGAGTTCATTGGTTTAGGAAAAAGCAGATTATCTGAAATGCTAACGATGGATCCAGAGGATTATGTACTTGTAACGGAGCAGACAAGCATAAAAGACATTCGAGAGATCAAACGAATGGAAAAGGCAGCAGGAGAGAATGAAGTTCTGACAAAGTTTCAAGAGGTTTTAAGAAAAGAATATGCATCACCTGACCGAAGGAAAGAGTTGATCGAAATCGCCAACGCAAAATGTATTGACGATATCAAGGCAGCAGTTATTCCAGAAGGCTACAGGCTCATGAAAAAAGGAGTTCTGGTGATCAAATTTGAAGATGAGAAGATTACAGTCCGCACCATGGGAGTATCCGGAGTGCAGGAGCTAACATGGAGTGAAATCTTAAATGAATATGATCAGGCATTTGATTTAGGGACAGCAGATCCATGGAAAGCTACATACGGAGAGATAGAGGAAGAAGTCAAACCAGAACCAAAAAAAGTAGAGAAAAAGCCGACAAAAGCAGAATCTAAGCCAGTTGCGACATCGCAACAAGAAGAACAAGTTGTTGGCCAAACAAGTATTGAAAAAGATTTTCCAGAATATCTTCCAGAAGATTTGAAAGTTGAAATTGAGCAGACAAACAAGGTAGAAGTACCGGAAACAGTTATGGATGATCGCAGGCATAAACTCAAATTGGCTAAGATGTTCTTTAATGACATGCAAACAGGCAGAAAGCCGTTTGATCTACAGAAGAATGATCGAGAGTATCAATTAGGCGATGTAATCGAATATAGAGAAATGGACAATGGAGAACCGACAGGAAGAGTGATTGAAAAGGAGATCACCTATATTCTGGAAGGATTCGCAGGACTAAAAGAAGATTATTGCATATTAGCATTAGCTGATATATAAGCGTGAAAGGAGAGAAAGACATGGAAGAATTAACAAAGGCAGTCATTGACTTACAATCTTATGGACTGAAATTGTATACGATCGAAAAGATGGTAAGAGATATTTATAAATCAGCAGAGGAATTAAAAAAACCGTTGAATAGTAAAACTATAAGAAACAAAGATTTATTAGCCTACTGACGAAAAGGCAGCAGGCGGAAAGGAGAACAGACAGCTTAGTTCTCTGCCTGATTAAGATTCTTTAGTAACTATTAACAAGTAAAACGATCACAAACATATTTTTTCAGATTCTTTTAAATGTAAATTTTTTTAACGATACTAGATTTAGTTTTTACAATTATTTTTCAAATCACAAAACCAAAAAAAGAATCACAATGAATTATACGATCAAGCAAAAAGAAACAGAACAATGATCACGGATAATGCATTGGCTCAGGTAGAGAACTAAGCTGTCTGAAACAAAAATATGCAGTATACAGAAGATTTTAAAAGAGGAATCGTAAGAGCTCTTATAGCATCAGGAATGTCACGAAAAGAGTTTGCAGATAAAGCAGAAATTGGTGTTGGAACATTAAAAAGATGGGTAGCACAGTACAAAGATGAAGAAGTACCTAAAGTAGATCGTAAAAAATACAGTGAAGAATACAAAAAAAGTATCGTAAAAAATATGATCTATGACGGAATTACCTGTGAGTCGATGGCAAGAGAAACAGGAATCAGCCGACAGTTGATAGAATACTGGGATAGTAAATATCGATATGATGTGATCGATGAAGTTGAAAGAGAGGCTAGACAAAGAAGAAAGAAAAAAGTCAAAAAAGGGACAACATGGCATCGATATGGATCAAGTGCAGGAAGATTTGAATAAAAGGAGTGATACGTAATGGCATATAGAGATTGTCCATGCCTTAAGTGCAATTCTGGGAAAGAAAGAGAAAAGAGGATTGAGTGTAGAAGAAAATGTACACAATTTGTCGCATGGAAGTTAAGCATGCAGGCAATGAGACAGAAAAAGAAAGAAGATAAAGACAGATACTATTCATCTACCAAAGGAAAATTCTATAAGAGAAATTTAATGAAACAAAAAAGTGGTAGAAAAATATGGTAAATTAACGCAAAGCCTGTGCAGAGTAATCTGCATGGGCATTTGTGACAATCAGATTAAGAAAATAATGAAATCAAATAAGGCAGCAGATAATAGGAGGGGAGAACGTGGACAAGAATGTACTGATCCAATATTGTGACATGAAAGAAGAAATTAAAGATTTAAGGAGAAGAATCACAGAGACTGAAAAGCAGATCTTAAGAATTGCAGAAGAAGGAACCGTAAAAGACACGGTATCTGGAGGCATGGGTGGAATACAGCATTTTGTAGTGGAAGGTATGCCGGTACCAGAACTTAGCCGAAAGAGATTATTGCTTAATAAGCGAAAAGCAATGTTGCTCGAAAAGGAAAATGAACTTCTGGAGCTTATGAATCAGGCAGAAGAATACATAAACAGTATCGAGAAGAGTGAACTTAGGATGATGTTTAGGTTCTACTACATTGATGGTATGACATGGGTGCAGGTAGCGCATAAGATGAACCGAATGCATCCAAAGAGAAAAATAGCATATACAGAAGATAGCTGCAGAATGAGAAATGCAAGATTTTTTCAAGAAAATTAGAAAATGTTCGGTCACGTTCGCAAAAAATAGTCTAATATATAGGCTAGAGCGATTAGATGAAATATCTTTACGTTCTTCAACATTTTTTTTCGGCACTCTTTTTTGTAAAGGGTGCTGTTTTATTTTGCATATGTAGAATAAAGTAGAAAATTATGATATTATTAAGAAAAAGATGTTGGAGGATGTTAATATGGCATATGAAAATGGAGATAATGTATACGACTACTGTCAATTGGTTTTTGAAAAATATAAAAAAGATAGTTTGATTTTTGTAAAGGCATTACAAATAGTACAGTCTTTTAGCAATAGATCAGATTTCCCATTCTGCATAGAAGAATTAAATCAAGCGATTAAACATATATTAGGAGAAGATGTAAATGATTTTGCATATATGATCAATAAATATGTTACAACCTTGGAAAGTACTATGAAGTGGGAACCAAGAAAAGCTTTAAATCTATATGGAGAATTTGATCCTGATGATCCGGGAGATCCTATTGATTTGTTAGAAGGTTATAGCAAGGAAGAAGGCGATAGAATTGCCGAAAATTTTAAAAATGATATTACAGCATTTTGTATTACAATGACACCAATTTTTGATAAGATATTTTTTATGAATAATAATCCATTGGGAATAAAAAAGATTATGGCAGATGATAATTCACAAGATGGCAAGAAAAATATAAGAATAATAAGAAATGACGAAGAATTTCTGGATGTACGTCTTGGACAAGAAGAAATGAAAGAATTAGCACGTGCTTTAAAAGAACTAGCAAAAGATTTTGATTAAGGAGAATTTTAATTATGGGAGAAGTAATCAATTTTCAAAATCAATTTGCTGAAAGAGATACAGGAAAGAGAATCAACCAATATGATATAAATAAGGGAAATCAGAATAGGGATGATGAAATGGATAATAATAAAATTCTAGAATTGTATATCGCAAAAGTTGATAAGGATCAATCTGAATTAAAACAGGATATAAGAGAAAGTGAAAATAGGATATTTCAAAAGGTATCTGATTCAGAAGAACGAATGAATAAAAGATTAGATAAGATAGAAGACTTAATAAAAGATCAAAATACAAAATTCGATAAAATGGATGATAAAATTGTAGAAGTTAGCCAGTCTGTGAAAAATGGTTTAGAGGATTACAGAAAATTTTTGTGGGGCATTACAATATCTATTTTATTAGCGATAGCAGCTATGATAATAACTATGGTAGTAACATTGCATTAATTGGAACACAGTAAAGCTTAAAAGATATATTGAATGAAGCACCTTCGGGTGCTTTTTTTCATGCGTAAATTTAGAAAGGATGGGAATAAATGAAACGGTATATTGGAACAAAGATTATCAAAGCAAGACCAATGACAAGAGGTGATTATAACGATTACCGAGGATGGCAGATTCCAGCAGACGAAGACCCATTGGATGAAGGGTACCTGATGGAATATGAGAATGGACATGTACAGTGGCTACCCAAAGAAATGTTCGAAACTGATTATAAAGAATGCAATGCAATGACATTCGGATTTGCGATTGAAGCGATGAAAAAGGGAAAGAAAGTAGCAAGAAAAGGTTGGAATGGAAAAGGCATGTATCTATTCAAGTCCCCAAAAGTAGGCTGTCAGATGCACAAGCAGTACACAGGAAAAGATATCAATGATCTGCAAGAATTTATTGTTATGAAGGCAGCAGATGATACGTTAGTTCCATGGTTAGCATCACAGACAGACGTATTGGCAGAAGACTGGATGATTATAGAATAAGGAGATTAACATGAAAAAGAAATTTCTAGTAGCATTGTTAGGATTAGCAATTATTGGTGGAACATTAACTGCATGCACAGAAGCAGATAAAGTATCTAGCAATGTATCGCAGGAAGCAGATAATTTTAATGTATTACGCAGATTTGCAGTGATCAATACAAGAACAGACAAAGTAGAATTTGAACTAGTTGGAGCATTTTCATTAGAAACAGACAGCAGTAAGAAAGTAAAACTTATTGTAGAGACAGAAGATGGAACATATAAGAAACATATCATTGGCATGAATCAAGACAGCATGTATGTGATCGAAGATCTTGGAGGGGCAAAGGTTAATAAGTACAAGTATGAAGTGAATTATATTCCAGAATCCATTATTCCATTTACAGTAAAGAGTAGCAAATAAAGAACAATACGTAAGAAAGGAGTGAGCCTGAATGGCATTAACAGAAAAACAAAAAAGATTCTGCGATGAGTATTTGATTGATCTAAATGCTACTCAGGCTGCAATTAGAGCTGGATATTCGGTAAAAAATGCTGATAAGATTGGATCTGAACTACTAGGTAAAACTAGAGTTTCAGAGACAATTTCAAGAAAGATAGCTGAGCGATCGAAGCGAACTGGTATCAATCAGGATAGAGTTATTCAGGAACTAGCACGAATCGCATTTGTAAATCCACAAAATGTAATAGATTCAGAAGATGCTTCTGTAAGAGAAGATGCGACAGAGGATGATCTGGCATGCATACAGTCCGTAAAGGTCAAGACGATGGATGGAGCAAAAGGAAAATCGGTTGAGAGAGAAGTTCGATTGAATGACAAAATGAAGGCTCTTGAATTGTTTGGAAAGCATCTCGGAATGTTCAAGGACAAGCTGGAAGTTGATGCTGATATGGATCTGAATATTACAATCGACTATGGTGAGGATGATACTGGATGAACATAAAAGTACAGGCAAATCCTTGCTTCAAAGAGGTTGATCGTAGCAAAAAACGATACATTGTGATGAAAGGCTCTGCCGGATCCGGAAAGAGTATGGATACAGCACAGCATTATATCCTGAGACTCATGAGCGATCCTGGTCGTAATCTTTTATGTGTTCGAAAAGCAGATGTAACGAATAGAGATAGCACTTTTGCAGAATTGCAGGGTGCTATTTTTCGTATGTTTGGAGAACAATATAAACGATACTGGTACATCAATGCATCAAATATGATCATAGAATGCAAGAGTAATCACAATCAGATCATATTCAGAGGTGTAAACGACGAAAGACAGAGAGAAAAGCTGAAATCAATCACATTCAAACGAGGAAAGCTAACAGATGTTTGGATAGAAGAAGCGACAGAGATCACACAGTCAGATTTTGAGATCATTGATGACCGATTGAGAGGCGAATTGCCAGAAGGACAGTTCTATCAGATTAGGATGACATTTAACCCTGTGTCAGCACACCACTGGATCAAGAAAGTGTTCTTTGATCGCGCTGATTCTGACGTACTGACACACCAGTCAACTTACGAAAAGAACCGATTTATTGATGAAGCATACCACAGACGAATGTTAAGACGTAAAGAAGTAGATCCAGAAGGATATAGAGTCTATGGTCTAGGCGAATGGGGAGAAGTTGCAGGATTAATCCTTAAAAATTATGTCATAGAAGAATTTGATCGTACACCAGAACACTTTGATTATATCGTAAATGCACAGGACTTTGGATTCAATCATGCCAACTGCATTGGGGAGGTTGGATTTAAGGACGGTGATCTGTATCTCTTCCAGGAACTGTATGTGTATGAGATGGATACAGAGGAGATCATTAAACGGGCAGCAGGAAGATTCAACAAAAAGCTTCGAATGTGGTGTGACTTTGCGGAACCAGATCGAATCAAGATGTGGAAGAAAGCAGGCTATAGAGCAAAAGGAGTAAAGAAAGAGCCAAACAGCGTCAGTGCTCAAATTGATTATCTTAAACAGCATAGGATACACATCTATCCAAGCTGTGTAAACACAATTAAAGAAATACAGCAATGGAAGTGGAAGAAAGATGAGAGAACAAATACTTATCTGGATGAACCAGTTCCATTTTTTGATGATGCAATGGCTATGCTACGTTATTCAATTGAAGAAGAACGTAAACAGAAGCCAAGACTAAATACCAACGTGAAAGGAGGAATATAATGCGAAAAGAAATTTATAGAATATCGCCAGACGAAGAACTAACAGATGCGAAGTTGAGTCAGTTTATCGCAAGGCATGCTACAGAAAGCACGTTTCGGTATAAACAATTACAAGATGCATACGAAACAGATTTCCCAATCTTTCACGAAAAAACAAAACCAGAGTGGAAACCCGATAATCGTATTGCTGTAAACTTTGCAAAATACATTGTAGACACAATGAACGGGTATTTCATTGGAAATCCAATCAAAATCACAGTAGATGGTGGAGAGGAAGCGATTGAAAAATACATAGAATTTCTCGATCAATATAATGATCAGGATGACAACAATGCAGAATTGTCTAAGATTTGCTCTATTTATGGAAAAGGGTACGAAATGTATTATAACGATGAAGATGGAAACGTCGGAATTATATATTTAGATCCAACAGAAGCGTTTATGATCTATGATGATTCGGTACTTAAACGTGAACGCTATTTTGTTCGGCTATATAGGGATGAGGATAATGTCTTGCATGGAAGTGTATCGGACCAAGAAAAAGTTCGATGGTTTACTATAAAAGGAAAGATTGTTTGGAATGAACAAGAACAATTACATTATTTTAATGGGGTTCCAGCTACGGAATATCGTGAAAATAAAGAATGCCAAGGAATATTCGAACCGGTGATGTCCATAATCAATGCATTCAACAAAGCAATCAGTGAAAAAGCCAATGATGTAGATTATTTTGCAGATGCATATTTGAAAATTATAGGGACTTTGCTAGATGAGGATGAATTGAAACATATTAGATCAGACCGTGTGATCAACTTTGATGGAGATGGCGAAAGTGTAATCGTTGATTTCTTACAGAAACCAAACGGAGACACGACGCAGGAAAACTTACTTGATCGATTACAAAATCTGATATTTTTAATTGCCATGGTAGCCAATATTTCAGATGAAAATTTTGGAACAAGTTCGGGTATTGCAATGGCATATAAATTGCAGGGAATGAGTAACCTTAGAAAAACCAAAGAACGAAAGTTTACCTCTGGAATGAATCGAAGATATAAGCTGATTTTTAGCAATCCTGGAAATGCTATGAAAAAAGATGATTGGGTGAAGTTGCATTATAAATTCACACCAAATGTTCCAGCAAACCTATTAGAAGAAAGTCAGATCGCACAAAATCTTTCTGGCGTTGTGTCACAAGAAACACAGCTCGGAGTCTTAAGTGTTGTGGATAATCCGAAGACAGAGATTGAACGTATAGACAAAGAAGAGGAGAAGCCGAGAGATGTAGTGATGCAGCAGATGTTTGGAGACAAGACAGATGAGCAGTAAAAATTACTGGAGAGAGCGAGAAGAACGTCAGAGAAAATTGAATATCAAAAATGAAGCTGAGTATCAAAAGAAATTAGATGATATTTATGCGGATATGCTTGAAAATATAGAAAAGGAGATCAATGGATTCTATGTAAAATATGCGAAATCAGAAGGAATCACGATGGCAGAAGCTAAGAAACGAATTTCAGAGATTGATATTGAAGCCTATGCTAAGAAAGCAAAACGCTATGTAAAGAACAAAGATCTCTCAAAGAAAGCAAATGATGAAATGCGGTATTATAATGCAGCGATGAAGATCAATCGATTAGAGCTGTTGAAAGCTAATATTGGAATGCATTTAGTTGGTGGCTATGATGAACTCGAGAAGATTTTTGGAGACGCATTTACGCAGCGGACAGAGGAAGAAATGCGAAAACAAGCAGGTATTCTTGGAAAGACAATTCAGAACAATGGCGAAAAAGCAGAAGTGATCGTAAATGCGTCTTACAAAAATGCAACTTGGTCAGAACGTATCTGGGCGCATCAGTCAATGCTGAAATCAGAGATTGATAAACTTCTTCAAGAAGGATTGATTCAAGGAAAGCATCCAAGTGTACTGGCAAGACATTTAGAAAAACGATTTGGAGTCAGTGAAAGCAACGCAATGAGGCTGATGGTTACAGAACTTGCAAGAGTTCAGACAGAAGCCCAGAAACAGTCGTTTATACAGAATGGCTTTGAAGAGTATGAATACATAGCATGTGAGAAAGCGGATGCATGCAATCAATGCAGATCATTGGATGGAAAGGTATTTAAAGTCGAGGATATGATGCCCGGAGAAAATGCCCCGCCAATGCATCCGTATTGTCATTGTAGTACAGCGGCTCATATGGATGATAATGATTATGAGAAATGGCTAGATACGTATTCGGAGCATGGACTTGATTTTGACACATGGAAACAATTAAATGTAACGGAAAGCGCAAATATTGAATGCTTACGCAAAGGAAGCAATCATGTTTTGTTAGACGAAATAAAATCGGATCACTATGGAAGAAAATTCAATAAAATAACAAAAAACAGTGCTGTTAATAACTCTGTGAGAAAGTATTCAAGAGCAATACTAACTCATAGAAATGGAACAGATGGCGAAGATTTATACATAATTAGTGCTAAGACTGGCAAAAGGTTATTTTCAAAGACAAAGGGAGCAAATGAGCTTGGAGTAGAATTATCTTTAGAAGAGATAAAGAAAATTAAACAATATGCAAATGTGGATGGAATTATAGGTATACATAATCATCCTACAAATATTCTACCAACAGGAAGTGATTTTGTGTCTGCAGGTGCAAGAGGTTATGAATTTGGTATTGTCGCTACGCACGACGGCAGAGTATTTTTATATAAAACAGGAAATAAGCCGTTTAGAAGTGCATATTTCAATCAAAACGTTGACAAATATGTATCTGCGCCATACAATTACGATATAGAGAAAGCTCAGATAAAAACATTATCTGAGTTTGGAAAGGAGTTCGGAATTGTATGGAGAGAATTGACATAGAAAAGAAGGATGTAATTATTCACAGAGATATGGCTCCTGAAGAAAGAGAAAAGGAACTTCAAAAATTAAAGGAAGAAAGCAATCAACTTAAAGAATGGGAAGAATAGGCACTACTGCTAATGATGATGGGTAGTGCTTATTTTATTTGCGAAAATCAGGGTTCAAGGTTTTAAGCAAAAAGAAAGTAGATGGAGTCTGGTATATTCTTTTACGAGAGGTGTAGCTATGGCGTATGAAGATATTTATAAAGGATTAACAGAAGAAGAAAAACAAAGAATGATCAAAGACGACATTCCAAAGTTTCGAGTTATAGGAGACGCTAATTTATCGGAAGAAGAGTTGGGACAAGCCGAACAAGATTTAGACAAAATAATTAAAAGACTTCGAAAGAGAGCTAAAAACAAAAATGATAGAAATAAAAATACGTGATCATGAAATCACAGTAGTAGGCCATGCAAATTATGCAGAGTATGGCAGAGACATTATATGTGCATCGGTGTCGATGTTATTGCAGAACCTAGTAAAGTCGATTCATGATCTAACCGACGACAAAATAGAATACGATTTAAAAGCTGGACAGGCTTTTATCAAATACAGGAATTTATCAGAGAAATCGAAAACTTTGATAGATTCCTTTTTTATTGGTATTTGCAGCATTGCAGATGCTTATCCGAATTATGTTCGGATTGTGTAACTATTATGACCGAAAAGTCGTTAAACTAAGTTTTTGTTAGCAATGATCTGGAAGAGACGGATCAGGGCGAAAGGAGCAAACATGGAGAAACGCAAGTTATTTTTACAACTGTTCACAGAAGGAGATGACGGTGGGACCGGAGACGGGAATGGCGATGGATCCGGAGCAGAAGGTGGAAATAATGAACCAATGTCGTTTGATGACTTCTTAGCGCAAGAAGGAAATCAGGCAGAATTTGACCGCAGAGTAAACAAAGCAATCAAAACAGCAGTGACCAAATCAGAGGAAAAATGGAAGGCACTGACTGACGATAAGCTGACTGAAGCAGAAAAGCTTGCTAAAATGACCAAAGAAGAAAAAGCGGAATATCGTGCGAAGAAAGCAGAAAAAGAACTGGAAGAACTGAAAAAGATGAATGCCAGAACAGAACTTGCGAAAACAGCACGAAAGATGTTAGCGGACGAAGACATCAATATTCCAGATGAGCTTCTTGGTAATTTGGTAGCAGACGATGCAGACGGAACTAAGACAGCAGTTGAATCATTTGCAAAAATGTACAAGGAAGCTGTGCAGGCAGCAGTTAAAGAAGCGATCAAAGGAAAACCACCAAAAGCAGGAACAGGCGGTGGAAACACGATCACAAAGGAGCAGATAATGGATATTAAAGACCCGATTGAACGTCAGAAGATGATCCGAGAAAATATTAATCTGTTCCAGTAAAGAAAGGAGAAGAAATGGGAAAATATAAATTAGACCTGCAGTTATTTGCAGCACCAGATGGAATGACTGGACAGGGAAACTTAGAAGTAAAGGCAAGGGAAATTGACTTTGTAACATCTTTCGGAAAGAATATTCAGGCATTATTAGATGTACTTGGTATCGCAAGGATGATCAGAAAAGAGAATGGAAGTGCCTTAAAAACAAAAGAAGTAGCAGGAGAACTGAAATCAGGAGATATTGGAGAGGGAGAAGAAATCCCATATTCTCAGTACAAAGTAACAGAAAAGGTATTCGATACGATTAAGATTGAAAAGTATCGAAAAGGCGTATCTTTGGAAGCAATTGCAGAAAAAGGATATGATGTTGCTGTCAATGATACAGACGAAGAATTTAAATCAGATCTTCAAAATAAGGTTAGCGATAAATTCTACAAGCAGTTAAAAGCTGGATCATTAACAGGATCAGAAACGACATGGCAGATGGCGATTGCAATGTCTATCGGAAAAGTTAAGGACAAATTCAAGAAGATGAAAAGAACCGCAACGGGTGTGGCTGTATGGGTTAATACACTTGATGTGTACAAATACCTAGGTGCAGCAGATATTACACTGCAGACAGCATTTGGATTTGAGTACATGAAGAATTTCTTAGGTGCTGATGTAGTATTTATCAGCTCTGAGATTCCAGAAGGTGTTGTAATTGCAACTCCATTAAACAACATCGTAGCTTATTACGTCGATCCAGGAGACAGTGAATTTGTAAAAGCTGGATTATCTTATACAACAGATCCAACAACAGGATTTATTGGATTTCACGCACAGGGAACATACGAAAGAGCGATTTCAGATATGTTCGCAATCATGGGCTTACGCCTTTTCTGCGAATATCTAGATGCAATCGCCTATACAAGTGTTGGAAGCCGAGATACACAGACTCTTGGAGAGTTACATCTTACAGCAGTAGAAGGTACAAATGCTGGTGATACAGCAATCACAATGGATGAACAGCTCATGTCTATGAAAAATGCATTTAAATATAAAATAAATGCATCTGCGGCAACAACAGTAACTTACGGCATGGATGTAAAGAACTGGTCTAAATGGGATGGAGTATCAGAAATCACAGCAGCAAAAGGCAGTCATGTGACAATTGTTGAGTGTGATCGTAACTATAAAGCAGTAAGATCAGGGGATGTAGTGTCCGCTGCGAAAGAATAGTGAGGTGCTGATATGGCTTATGAGGTAGTAAAAGCATTTCATGATCTACAGGATTATAAAGATATTAAAGGCGGCAAAGTGTATCATCACTATGACGTTGGGGATACATATCCAAGACAGGGATTAGATCCAGTGCCAAATAAAACTAGAATCGAGGAACTTCTTAGCAGCGGAAACGCTCAGGGAGTTCCTTTAATCGCGGAAGTAAAGGAGAAAGCGAATGCTGGAAAAGCTTAAGATAATGCTTTGTTTTGAGGATTCCACACAGGACGAAAAACTGATGCTGATCTTAGATTCTGTAGAATCGAGGCTTCGATTGCTTCTTGGCGGTGCGGATCCACCAGATGAGATGGAACATATCATTATCGAAGTAGCGATCATTCGTTTTAATCGCATCGGATCCGAAGGACTGGCAAGTCATAATGTTGAAGGAGAAACACAGTCATATGCGTCCGCAAATGATTTTGCTCCGTTTATGGATGAGATTCGGGCATATTTAGAAATGCAAAAAGATGCAAAACGAGGAAAGTTGAGGTTTCTATGAGATATGATACGACGGTTTATTTCCAGAAACTGATGCAAGGAGAGTATGATCCGGAAACAGGAGATTATAAAGAAGATTCTATACGTGAAGATGCTAAGCAGGCAGCAGTCATGGATACATCAACGCAAATGATGCAGCTTATCTATGGAACAATCAAACAGGGAAGTTTGACGGTTCAGCTACAGAATCATTATGATCATCCGTTTAATCGGGTTAGAATTGGAAACAAAATCTATAAAGTTGATCACTCAAGGAAACTTAGGACCAAGCAAACATTTATTGTATCGGAGGTGCAGTGATGAGTGGTATCAAGGTAAATGGGTTAGATCAGTTAAATGCAAAGCTCAGAAAAAACATGGATCTTAACGTAGTAAAGACAGTAGTCAAAAAGAATGGGGCTGATCTGCAGAAAAAAGCACAGAGATATGCTCCTGTAGATACTGGGGCATTAAAGAGAAGCATTGGTCTTAATATCAAAGATGGCAGTTTAACTGCGGTTGTAGCGCCGACAACAGAATATGCAGAATATGTTGAATATGGAACACGTTTTATGGAATCGCAACCGTATGTGCGCCCGGCGCTAGGTGAGCAGAAGCAGATTTTTAAAAAGGATTTAGAAAAGATAATGAGGTGATTATGGATCCACAGCAGGAACTATTTACTGCGCTGCTGTTAAAATTAAAAGAAAAATATGAGGATACGGGAATTGGTGTGTATGATACATTCTTACCGCCAGATGGAACCCCGTATCCTTTTATTTATCTTGCTGACAGCACACAGGATGATCAGGCAAATAAAACAACAGTCTTTGGCGCAGTTAGTCAGGTAATCCATGTCTGGCATAACAATCCAAGACAGAGAGGAACACTATCGAAGATATTGCTAGAAATCAAAGATATCTGCTACAAGATCGGAGAAACAAAGAATTTTGGTTGGGGTCTTGTAAGAGTGAATCAAAGAGTCCTCTCAGACGCAACAACAAAAGAACCCCTAATGCATGGGGTTTTAGAATTAGAATTTACATTTAATTAGGAGGTAGCAATGTTAGATTTACAGCTTTTTGGAAATGAAGCGGTACAAGGTAAAAAGATTGTTTATCTGTACCGAATTTTATCAGAAGCACCAACACAGAGTGGTACAGCATTGGCATTCACAACAGAGAATGGCCGTACTAAATCGAAAGATGCTGATTCTACTGCGACAAAGGATGGTTCTATCAGAACACCTGGTGCTGCAGAAGTGGAAATCACAGCGACATCGATTTTGAAGAAAGGTGATGAGCTAATTAATAAATTAGAGAAGGCACTGGATGACGACGCGTTGATCGAAATCTGGGAAGCAAATTTAGCAGAGCCAGCGGAAGCAGGAAATAACAAGTTCAAAGGAACGTATTTTCAGGGATATTTAACAGAGATTGAATACACAGCTAATGCAGATGAGTTTGTAGAAGTTTCCTTAACGTTTGGTATTAACGGAACAGGTGCAGACGGAGATGTAACTGTGACAACACAGCAGCAGGAACAGGCATATGCATTCGTAGACACACCAAAAACAGGAGCTTAGGAGGATATAACATGTACGAATTACAGATTAATCAGTCAACTTACGAGTTTAATTTTGGCATGGGATTTATGAGAGCGCTAAATAAAACTCTCTCTGTTCCAGTAGAAGACATTAAAGGGAAAACAAAAGAGATCGGAATGCGATATAAGATTGCAGAAGTGATCGATGGAGATATTGAAGCATTAGAGGATGTTCTTTTGATTGCTAATAAAGGATTTTCACCTAGATTAGAAAAGAAAGAATTAGATAAGTTTATTGAAGATGAAACAACAGATCTTGATGAACTGTTTAAGTCAGTATTGGGTTTCTTAGAGAGTGCAAATGTTACCAAGAAAACGACACAGGAGATTCAAGATGCGATCAAGGAACAGAAACAGGAGAAATAAAAGATTTCGAAGAACAGTACCGGGAGATAGCAATTGACTGCTTCCGGTATTTTGGTTTTACATCATTTGATCAGGTGGATCAGCTGACGATCGCGCAATATGAGATCATGGCTGAAGCGGCAAGATTAAAAGAAGTAGATAAAGACTATCGAAACCATCTGCAGGCATTTCTTAATTTTGCTGTACGAGCAAAAAAGAAAGCGGGGAAGAACAAACAAAGGCCTGTCTATCCGACATTTAAAAAGTTCTATGACTATGAAGATGCGATTGAACAAGCAAAGCAGAAGAATAAACCAGACAGATTTGAAAAGATGAAGAGATTGTTGAGAAGGAGGGAGAGCTGATGGCAGAAACATATAGTGTTGAAGCAATATTGACGGCAAGAGATGCTGGTTTTGAAGCCGGAATGAAAGCAGCTCAAAAATCGACACAATCCTTAGGTGCTGTTTTAAAAAAAGGAATCGGCTTCGGGGCAATGATGGCGATTGGAAATAAAGCCGTATCCGTAGTTACCTCTGGACTTTCTGAAATTGTTAGCGGTTTAAATGAATCAAGTGCTGCATGGAAAACGTTTGAAGGCAATATGGAAATGAATAATCATTCACGAAAAGAGATTGTCAGCACTAAAAAAGAGCTTCAAAAGTTTGCAGAACAAACAATCTACAGTTCCTCTGATATGGCATCTACTTATGCACAGTTAGATGCAGTTGGTACAAAAAGCACAACAAAACTTGTAAAGGGTTTTGGCGGATTAGCAGCAGCTGCAGAAAATCCACAACAAGCAATGAAAACTTTATCCCAGCAAGCAACTCAGATGGCAGCAAAGCCTAAGGTACAATGGCAGGATTTCAAATTGATGGTCGAACAGACACCTGCAGGTATTGCAGCAGTTGCAAAAACAATGGGAAAATCTACGCAACAGTTAATTAAAGATGTTCAAGATGGAAAAATAAAAACAGAAGATTTCTTTGATGCTGTGGCAAAAACTGGAACAAACAAACAGTTTACCAAATTGGCAACAGAATATAAGACTGTAGGACAGGCAATGGATGGCTTGACTGAAACAGCATCTAATAAGTTACAGCCAGCGTTTGATAAAGTATCCAGCATTGCGATTAAAGGAGTTAGCAACATCACAAACCTTCTCAATAAAGTAGATGGTGATAAAATAGCAACAAAGATAGGAGGATTCGCATCAAAAGCAGGG